CCACTTTCTTTAGACGCATTTTGCAGTGCTTGTAATCCCTGGACACCTGCGTAAATAGCTGCAACCAGTCCAGCAAATCCTAATGTAGCTGCTTGTGCTGCTCCACCCAATCTAAAGAATTGTGCTCCAACCTTAGCTCCCATGACTTGTGTTTGTCCAGCAAGAGCACTAAAGATCATAGACCCACCAAACTGATCCCAAGCACCCCCACCTGTAGACATTCTACCAGCAGCATTACGACTTGGAACTGCACTAAACAGTGAACTACCAGCAGAGTTTAATCCGTGCAGTTTGTTGGTTAGTGCATCAATTCGTTTTTCAACACGAGCAAAGATAGTGTTTGTGTCTGCAAGTCGTTTGTTTAGGCTAGTCACTGAGGAGTTGAGGCCGCTGATACCCCCCACCGTCAGTTGCAGTTTCATTATCTTTGCCATTCTCTTCCTCTTCTGCCTCTATGATTGCTAAGTGAATTACATCATCTAACCAATTAAAGTTAGGTTCTGGAAGGTCTACACCTTGTTTACCATTCAATCGTTCATTGATTGACCAAAGGAGCCACGTCTGTTGCTGCACTATTGCTGGATGCGCTTTTAGCTTTTCTATTGCGATTCTGAGGATGCTCCGCTGGTGTCCTGAGAAACGCTCGCTACTTTTCCCAATGGCCCTCGATTCGTAAGGGCGGTTAGTTTGTCAATCAAATCACTCCATGCTCTTGGCATTTTGTAACTAATGACTAACCACTCTTCCACTGAGTACACTCCCTCTACCTGCATAACATACGTACTGCAAGCAGTAGCAATTAGTGGACGAGAGAGTTTGAATGGTTCACCTGGAAATGGTAGTTCATCAAGTATGTACTTCTTAATGAACTGCATAGCTAACTCTTCTGAGTAGTTGTACTGAACCATGTCCAGTGCAGCAAATTCACAAGTCAGTTTTACATCAGGATTGCTAGGGTCACTAACAGTAATTACCTCAGTGACCCTTTGCGGCGAAGCAAGTGAGAAGGGGTCTATCCGTGTCATTTAACTCCTTAGCTATACACAGGGTTAGCTGATCCACTACCCGACGTACCATTGATGTCTATGGGAAGAAATCTACACTCCCCCATAATTCGGTTCTTTTGCATACGTGAAGTGTATTCACCAAGCAAACCGTATCCAGTCCATGTTTTTCCTGATCTTGTGATAACTAACTTATAAATGCTAAATGCACCGTAAGCAGCATTTGCGAGTAGTCCACCTGCATTTGATCCAGCCGTAACGTTCTTCTCAAACTCTGTGAATCGGTACTCAGTACCAGTCTCAATATACACTTGGTTCTCTTGCAAGCTATTCATTGGAGATAGATTCTCTGTAGTCAATCGAGAGACTACTTCAATTCCATCCAAATGACCATACAAAGTCTGTACTGGGGTAGTGTCTGACATCGCACCTGTAGAAGCGTTGACAGACTGTGGAGTAGCCACAACAGAAGATACATCACGTCCAATAGCCCAAGGGGGCATAGTTGCCATTATTCAGTTTCCTCCGTCCAGTCGCTAACTGGAGTATTGTTGTCAACAACTTCACCATCAACTTTGGCATCCTTGTCAACCTTTATTACCCGTGTGTACTTAATTAGTTTGGCACCAAGACCACCAATCTGAATCATCGTTTGCTTGACTTTCTTCATTGACTTAACTCGTGAATTAGATTGTTCTCTCTAACTGCTTCAACCTTTTCCGCAACTGCATCAAGCAGTGGACGTGGAATAGTTAAACCATCAATACCTAAAGCTAAATCGTCTGCATATGGAGCAGTGTTTTCAATGGAGCAAACTAACTCATCACCTACCAGGCGTGGTTCAGTTACTTGCCAACTTGCAGCAAACAATCCACTTTGCCTGTTAATGATCGCACTGTCTCCATAGGGTACACCTTCTCCCTGTCCAAACCCCCGTACATCACCTTTTAACCCTTGACCGCGTGGACCAAATGCGTTTTCTTTGCCCAAACCATAAGGGTAGTTATGACGCTCAAGTTTCTTGTACGTGTACTTACCTAACGAGAATTTAACTGTATTAGCAGCAGCGAGTGCAAGTGAAGTGCGTTCAGCACTAATCACTGCATTCACTACCTGTTTTGCATCAAGTATTGGCATTAGTCGTAAGTTTCACCAATAAGCAGTTTCAATGACAGGATACCTGCCAATAGTGGATAGTTAGCACCTAAGAAAATCTGATTTACGTAGTTCATATCTGAAACATCTAGATCGGGTTCTTCAACTATTTGGAAACTCGTGAATGCGTCTCCCCAACCAATCGCATCCATTAACTGTTCCATTCGCACTTCAATATCTCGAACAGTTTCACTGAACACTCGCTCACCAGTGGAAGTGACAATTGACGAATCAAGAGTTACTCCACTACCAGAAAAGGCTGTGACAGTACGCCAAGCATCAGTACCTTCAAACCAATGCTTCTGCCCAACAAAGATTCCAGTAGTTGCACTATAGTTTTGGTTCACTCCAGTCGCGCCAGGTTGAAGAGTTGCATCAAGTCGGTTGTTTGAGTTATGAACCAAGATCAGATCAACTGGATATAAATAGGCTTTGTTTTGAAGTCCCCAATCTTGAGGCGTTGCTCTACCTATCCGCAATACAACAAATGGAGTGTTGAGTCCAGTGCCAGTTGCTTCGTCGCGTTGTATCAAATCACGCCAGTCATAACGTGCCATTTTGGTTGCGCGGGTTATTACTTCAATGGAAGAACCAACACTAAGTAATGTGTTGCATAGTGTAGTTAGTTCATTTATAGCTGTGTGGATTAGTCCAGCACTCATGCCGTTATCCCCTTCATGTGAGGTTTGAGGATGCGCTTACAAACTACTGTATGTTTGTTAGCTCTCCAATTCTTAACCATTGTGTCTCCTACACACTCGAACCACTGGTTAATGTCTGGATGGCCTACTGTAGTGAATTTGAAAACATCATTAGCTCTGATGTCCTCAGCAACATCAAAGTGAAACACGTCAATTGTGAAAAGAATGTCTTTGTCTGTGCGTCCGATTGGTTGGGCCGATCCAAATTCAGGTTTAGTTTCTCTGTAACACTTAACCGCACTGTAGGTAGCCGTGGCGGGAATTGTCAACTCTTCTACATCGTGATTGGCAAGCTGATTAAACGCAAGTGGACGGTACACGTCAACCGTGTGCACATACACTTTAACTTGACGTGCAGTAAGTGCCATAGTTACTTAACCAATCGTTGAGACAAACGCAGGTGTTTGCTAACCGGCAGCTTGTACATGTCTCGAAGGTTTCGGTAGGTACGGTGTTCCATTAAGTACTTTTCTGGAACTTGAAGGCTCATAATTTCACCTACATCAGCTTCTCTCCATTGAGTTACCCAACCATCAAGTTGATAGGTACTGAGTGTAGCTAAACGTACTGCATACTCACCTGCAACTGCTTCCCACACGTTTGCTGGAATGTACTGCGCGTATCCCCATTGACCTACACACTCGATGTTCGAGCGGCCTTCTGGAAACCGATCTACGTATACACGAGTGAATGAGGGTAATGAACCTTGAAAAATCTGCAAGCGATTCTTTGGGTACATGTCACGGTCTGTTTCCCACACATTAAGCAGAGAAAGTCCACCACTTGCACCAAGGAATCCCATCAATTTAACCGAAGTCAAATCAATGTAATCATCCACATCTTGTTCTCCAGTACCAGACCCATCGAAATAACGAGTTACACCTGTTGCAGTGGGGATGAATCTTCTACGTGTATACTCTTCAAAATCGGAAGTCACCGCATCCATGATGCGCTGTTGAAAAGTGGAATCATACGCAGCGTTAAGCGTTAATCCAAATCCCGTGAGATATATGTTACCTTGTGTAACTGTGGGCCAAGCAGTGTGTGTAGGCATCTATACGTGTCCCTTTGGATACTGACTTTCAGTATACCGAGGTTCAGGCTTTACATAGTCACGTATGAAAGCAACCACCAGACCTTCATCAAAAGGATACTCAAGGATGTCTACTCCGGGTACTGAACGCAACTCACTAATCAATTTGTGTGGTCCCCACCAACTGAATGTATCGTGAAAGACTACGCATTTAGCTCCACTGCCTATTGCGCGTTCCCAATCAGCTTTACACCCTTCATAACTATGGTCACCGTCGATAATTGCTAACTCACAACTGGGCCAACTAACTAGTCTACTATTACCCTCAATAATGTGTACGCGGTTAGCAAGTTCAAGTGCCGCGAGGGTGTTGCTAATTGTTTGTGGATCACTGTTTAGGGAGAAGTTGTCAATTACGTAAACCTTTCCACCCTGTTCATTATCTTCCAAGGCACGAGCGCACCAAGCAGTCAAGAACCCACAGTAAGCTCCAACTTCCACAACCGATTGCGGACGCAGTGCGCGAATCAATCCGTAGATTGTATGGCAATGTCTATGGGTGAAGAGGGTTGGAATTTGACTGACTTTTCTTTCAAAATCTGGTGAACTAAGGTGATACATGAAGTCCAATCTCCGGGGGAACTTTGCTTAATAAACTTGACATTGGGATACCAGATACACTCTTCGGTAACTCCCCAACGCCATTCACTGTTGAAAGGCAAAAGCAGATAGGTTTCTTTACCAAGTGCACCTGCAAGATGCGCAACAAAACTATCTACCGTAACTACACAATCTAAGTTGAGGATAAGAGCGGCTGTGTGTTCTGCATCCACAAGCGAGTTGTTAATCTGCCGCATTTCTGTTTGTGGAAGTGGACGATCCGTAGGTAGATCAGCTTGCAATGTAAACCAATTAACGTCAGTTAGAGCAAGTAACTTGTCCACGTCCTCTGCTGTCATTGATCTGTTGTGGTCATTAGCGTGAATTGTTGCTCCCTGCCAGAAGATACCTACACTCAATTTGTCTCGGTTTTGGAAAGCCTGTCCAATTGCTGCCACAAGGTAGTCCCGTGGGTGTAGATACGGTTTGGGTTTGTCTAAATCAGCGGGGGACTTTAACTCAAGGTGGAAAGGAATACTAGCCAATGAGATTTGAGAATCAACTAACACAGGTACGCTTGAGTCGCTTGGCTTGATAGTGACATTAAATTCAGGGAATGAATTGATGAACAGGTTAAGCAGTTGAACAGGTACTTCAAGAAGCATATCTACTTGTGGATACTCTTCTTTGAACTTGTGGAGAAGTTGACTGAACATCACTGTATCACCTAATCCCTGTTCAGCCCAAATCATTACCGACTGTTGAGTACCATCAAAACGGGGCAGAAGTGTTCTAAATGGTCTACAACCACAACCAACTCCCCATTCATACAGTTTCCAACCACTTTCCCAATCTCCATTACGTAGCCTAATCATAGCGAGGTTCCACATCGCTAAGGGTTGGAGCGGACTAAGTTCTAAAGCACGCAGTGTGGTTTCCTCTGCTGCATCCCACTGATTGAGTGTCATTTGTGCGCACCCAAGCGCGGTATAGTGACTGCCGAAGTTAGGTTCAATACCAATTGCAGTGGTAATGTTTCTGAGTCCGGCTACATAATCATTACGTTCAAACTGGCAAATTGCCAATTGACGGTAACCCTCAGCATTGTAAGGGTTCTGATCTACGTACTGCGCAAGTTGTGGTTCAGCTTCGATGTATGCACGACGCGCAAGTAGCTTCTGTGTGTCCGTTAGGACATCTTTAATCAATTATCTCACTCCCGTGTAAGTGTTGTGGAGGGAGAGTTGACAGTGACACGGGGCACTATCGCGTCCCCCTCCATGTTTGTTACGGCCTTGCGATACCAATATCCATCAGATACGCAATGGTTGGAGTACCACTTGTGGTAGTCTGTTCCATAACACCTCTAATGTACCGCTTACTAGTTTCAATGTTTAGAAACTGTGGAACGGTAGGTACCGTAGCCGCTGTAGCTCCAGTGTAGGGTTCACCAATCACATGATCGTACCAAGTAGTATTATCATCTGAGTGTTGAATCTTGGGCCGGAAGATGTTTCCAGCCGTACCTAACGAACGGTGACTACTGACAATGCACCGGACTTTCAATCCACGTCGGGGAGTACCCACAACGAGATCATATGCAGTACTCTCTACAGTTGCAGTTCCAGTCACAAGGGCTACCAAGATAGCATTAGCATCATACGGCATTAGGCCACCTTTATCCCGTAGATTCTCGCAAAGCAGCGAGTGTGCTGTGGGTACAGACCCACAAACCAGTCAATCAACGTGCGAAGGATAGTACCCGCATTACCAATCCTTCCCAAGTCCTGAATGGCTTGCATCATGTCCTGGAACTGCCAACCAATCAACCGATCCTCACCATACACAACTCCATAGATTGAAGTGTGTACCGAAGAACCAGCCAAACCAGTAGAAGCCTCAGTAGACGTGATGATACGAGTAGTTTGATCGGCCTTACGACCAATATCCACAATCTCTGCACCACGATAGTTATACACAGGACGATCAAACGCATCCTTAGTCATCATAAAGCCTGCACCTGCACCTAGCATACGTACTGCTTGTTCAAACTGTCGGATCATCAAGTCGTTCATGTACAACTTAACTCCATCGCCATAGGGCCTGCCCAAAAACTGTAACATTTGCGTTAGATAGCTAATGAATCTATTCGCAGTTGCCGCAGTCATTGCACCTGGAGTCATGTCAACTGCACCAGCGTCAATCTTGAGTTCGCTCAACGTTCCATACGTAGTTGGATTGTCAAGACGTGCTCTAACACCGACAGGTGCATCATCATCCCCAGTCACATGATCGTTGTTAATGAACTTATCATTAAAGTCATATGAAAGTGCGGCGAGGAATCCCTCGATTTGCACTCCACGTGGGTCTTGAATGGAGTTCCGATCTTCAACTAGGAAGTGATCAACATCAATGGCATTACGGACCATGTAACCCTGTTCCGAGAACGGGGTAGGAGTACCGCTAGTGACTGTAGGCTCAGTGTTGAGCTTATTCCACGTAACAGTTGGCAAGTTACCCTGCCACCGAACGCCATTGGTTGATAGTGTCGCAGCCGTTACCATAGGTAGATCAGTTAAGATCGAACCATTCATAAGCAAAGACTTTGTGATCTTGAGGACCCTCGGCTCATTGCTCATAATGGCGTACTGAGGTAACGTAAGTGCTTGTGCGCTAACAGACAATGTTGTTTCTCCTTACGTTTACTTCTCTCACTAACGGGTGAGGTCCGTAAATCTGACTCATTAGCTCACGGTTTAGGCGCGTTCAGAACCTCTGTCCATCCAGGCAGGTTCTTTGGATCGTATGTGACTGTACCCGGTGGTGGGGGTGTTCCAGGCGGTGTTACACCTATTGGTGGAGTACCGGCAGGTGAAGTCACTGGGGTTGTCACTGGCGCTGCAAGATTGCCCAACTTAATGATCTTCTGTAGTTGGTCGAGCTTTGCTTCTGGACTAGCTGCTGTCAACAAATCACGAACAGTAGCTTGATTAGCTTCTGGAAGTGCAGTAATCTGCGCTTCAATCTGCGCGTTGATTGTGTTGAGCAACGTAGTGTTCTGTTGCTGGACCTGCTCAAGGGTAGTCAGTTTTGTTTTGTGATCCTCAAGTTCTAACTTCAATCGCTCCATTTCATCAAGTTTAGCTCGTTCAGCGGCAGTTAACTTAGTCTGCGCTTCGGCCAATTGTGTCTGTAGAGAGGTTTCAGTTGTGCTCTTTTCTGTCAATGCAGTTTCAAGCGTCTGGATTTGAGTCCTCAACGCACGAATTGCACTGTTATCGGGTTCATCGCTCATAGACATCACTCCTAACACAAACGAGACACTGCGTTTCCATATCTTCAATAAGTGGGATAAGATCGAACGGAACAGGTTGGGCTTTTGAGAGTCTTTTCTTTCCTTCGTCTGCCACTTGCGCGTAGAACGTTCCATCAATTAGCTCCTGTCTGTATCCACTGAAATTACCCTTCAAGTCATACTGTTTGACTGAACGAGTGAATGGATAACCTACAAACACAGGCCATGAAGGATCATAGGTCTTGTCAGGATGAGAAGCCTCAATATCGTGAGCTACTATTCCTGTCAATATGTCTTGAGTTGACTTGATCTGTGAAGTCTCACGATCTGCTTTGCATTTCATAATCCAACGGATCAATTCTTCCCCATCAGGAAGCGTCAGTAACGTCTCCTTTGTTGCTTTGCTGTTGTCGTTGGCGGTTTCCGTCGCCATTATTTACCTCCGTAGTTGGAGTGAAGTCTTTTTGCTTCGCTACCATCTTATCTACTTCTTCTATCTGTTCCAGATTGCAAATCATACGGATACCTGTTTCTCGATCTATATATCCTTGCTGAACCTCAGTGTCTATACGGTCAACAAATGAGAACATTTCCTCTGCCGTCATTTCGAAGAAGTTAAACCAATCTATTGTAACCACGTTGTTAGGGTCGTCAGGGTGTTGGACCTTAGTTAGTCCTTTCATTCCAGCATTAGCAAGTCCAAACCTTGCTTTTTGAAGGAACTTGCTTAGTCCCTGTTCACCGTACGATTTACGTTTCTCTTGGGTTGTCTCAATCAGTGGGTTGTACATTTGCACAAGTACTGACATTGTGAGTTTACCCTTGTTAGTGATTTCCTTTTGATCGAAGAAAACAGTACCCGTACCATCATAAATCTCTCTCAGAAGATCGTTGCAATAATCTCGCATGTGTGGACGGATTTTGCCGGAAGGTTCAAGAAGCTGCAACTTGGCAGGGATGATCGCCTCTCCTTCTGTCTCGCGCTTACGTGAGTTGAGAACAATTGCACTTCGTGGGCGCATAGCCCTGTCGATAGGCATGTTCTCCGTGTCAGCATCGGTTACAGCAAGTGCAGGTTCGCTGTCCAACTGATTACTAATGTCCATACCGTGAAAGGTTAGATTCACTCGATCAATTAACTTCCAGTAGTTCCACACGTCTCCATAACCATATTCAGTGCGCCGCACGTTGCTGTTCTTGATACGCACAAGTGGGATGGTGCCGTAAATGTTTGGAACGGGTGTTTTAGCAATCCAGCCTTCATTATCATCTGGATAAACTACATCACCTGACCATGTGTAGGGATTGCTTTGACTGGGACCGAATCTGGTAGTTTTCAATGGTTCGTATTCAACATAGATGTCGTCCGTCCATTCTTCACGGAACCAACACCAAGCCTTTTGGTTCCAGTCCCAGTACGGGTATTGTATACGGACCATTAAAGTCTCATCTGGATTGTGTGGATTGGTAAAGAACTTAACTGTGTCATTGCAGCTTAACACATCAAAACGAATGCGGTCTTTTTGCTCATTGAGAGAGAACTTGAGAGCTAAACTCCCCTCGTTACCTCCCATAATTGCGCCGGTTACCATATCCGTAGGCATGTTGTTGTATTTCCATGCCTGACGTAATAGTTTCTGTGCTGCTTCATCCTCATCGACGTTAATTTGAATTGGTTTGCCAAACAACCAAATCGCTTGTTTGCGCACGATTTTTGTTACAATGGGTAAGCAATGGGGAATAGGTCCGTCATTCTCTGTTTTCCAGCCCATGAAACTAAACCACGGGTACGGATTCATGTCAAAGTAGCTTTGGGACTTTAATCCCTCTTGACGTACTTGCGCGTGGAAAGGGGGCGCACCTTTGTAACCAATGAGACTGAATTTACCTGTAACTGCCATAGTGACCCTGCTTGTTTTGTTGCGGCCCCTTTTCCAAAAGTGGGGTTGACTTAGGCAAAACAACAACTGCTAAACCTAATGCAATCACCAAGTCATCATGCGTACCAGCTTCTCCACCTATCTGTCCTCCAGGTAACTTACTGAATGTACGCATCTCTCGCCATGTGTCCACGTCGTTAATCAGAAGGGTACCATCCTCAGTTGCTTGACGTAGTGAGTTTGCAAGTAACGCTTTGGTTTTGGGGTTTTCAGGCCAGCCTGGACGAGGTAAAGTGGTGGGTTTGCGCGCATCAAACTCTCTATGTACGTAAAGACCGCTTACCTCATGGTTCTTTTGCAGTGGGTAGCCGCACTGATTCATTAGTGTGTTGATTACCGAATGTCCATGATTGTTACGCTCAATGACTAACAGCCCCATGTTGTACCAATGGGCGATGTCATTGACGATTAGAGCTAAGTCTACTGGCTCAAATCGTCCATACAGACGGGCGACTTGTTCCCAAGTGGAATAGTCTAACACCTGCACAGGCGAGTAGTCGTGATCTGTTCCCTCTTGATTGAGTCCTTCACTGGGGTCTACGCCAAGCACGTACCACTTCTTTTCCTGGGGGCGTTTCCAACAGTGGAAGTGTGAAGCCATAGGGCGCAATTCTCGGTACTTGATTGGTACTTCAACTGCTTCTGGTCCGCGCAGTCCCTCTTCAATGCGTTGCAAGGATTCTTCACTAAAGAAACCTTGACCGCTAGAGACAAACGCTTCTTCGGGGGTAACTGGATACTCTTGTCTGAATTGCTTCTTTAGTGTGAGTGTTTTGTTTCGGCGCCAAACCAACTGTGGAGCAGAGAGTTCATAACCTTGCCAGTGTTTACGTACTTTGTCAGTGTAGGTAGTCTCTTCTTCATTCTCTATCCATTCTTCACCAGTGATTAACCCACCTG